GTGTATAATTAGTAATGGATGCCTTAGGGGTCCACTATTAACTAAAGACGCTTACGGAGGTCTATTATGTTTGGTCCGAATTCACTTACGTTGTCTGTTCCCGAGACAGCAAAATACCTTGACACTATTCACAGAAATAGTATAGGTCTAGAGGATTGGATGAGAAGACTTGACAATGCTTTTGAAGCAGGAGATGTCAACTATCCACCTTATAATCTTGTAAAAGAGACTGATACAAGATTTAGATTAGAACTTGCTATTGCAGGATTTTCTAAAGATGATGTTGAGGTTACTACAGAGTCTAATAAACTTACTGTAGAGGGAAAACAAAAAGATGCTGATACTGCTGAGTATGTATATAGAGGGTTAGCATCCAGAGACTTTACTAGAACCTGGACTCTATCTGATGATGTTGAAGTCAATGAAGTTGACTTTACAAATGGTTTGCTTACTGTTAGACTTAATAAGATAGTACCTGATCATCAAAAGAGAAAGGTATATGAAATTGCTGGTGGCTAATGACTAGAAATTGGGATGAACCCCTTGACTTTAAAGAGGAAGGAATTGTATTAGATTACAAAACTGCAGGGGTTGATATTGATGCTGGTAATGAATTTGTAAAATCTATTCCCATCGCCAACAAAGGATTTGGTGGTATGTTTCAGGTTCCTCATGGATATGAGGAGCCTGTTTTAGTATCTGGAACTGATGGTGTAGGAACTAAGATTGATATTGCACAAGCTGCCAATGACTATACAACTATTGGTATAGATCTTGTTGCTATGTGTGTGAATGATATAATCACATGTGGTGCTAAACCATTATACTTCTTAGATTATATTTCTACTAAGAAGTTGGATGAGGATATTGCTGATATTATGGTGGGTATCCTTAAGGGATGTGAGATAGCAGGTGTAGAACTTATAGGTGGAGAGACAGCAGAGCATCCTCAGTATCAGATGAAGATTGATCTTGCTGGATTTTGTACTGGTATAGTAGAAAAGAAAAAAATTATAGATGGGTCTGCTATCAAACCTAGTGATGTAGTTATTGGAATAGAAAGTAGTGGTCTTCATAGTAATGGATATAGTATTGTTAATTATTTGGCACGTAGACTTAAGTTAAATTATTGTAATCGTCCTGAGTTACTTACACCCACTACAATCTATGTACCAGTAGTTAAGAGATTGTTAGAAGAGGTAGAAGAAGTATATGGTATGGCTCATATCACAGGTGGTGGTATTCCAGAGAACTTACCACGTTGTTTACCAGAAGGATTGAAAGCTAATATAGATTGGAATGCATGGAGTATTCCTGAGATTTTCTTAGAGATACAAAGACAAGGTAATATGGATGAGGAAGAAATGAAGAGAGTATTTAATCTTGGTATAGGATATTGTGTAGTGGTTCCTGCCAATAGAGCAGAGTTTGTAATGGATATAATTAGAAGTGAATCACTTAATTGTTGGCAAATTGGTGAAATTGTGTTAGAATCATAGGAGGTATTACAAACACATGGCTATAAAACTTGCTGTTTTAAAATCAGGCGAAGATGTAATCGCTGATATAAGAGAAATGACTGTAGGAGATGAAGATACTCCTCCAGAACAAAAGAAGGTTGTTGGATATTATTTCATCAAACCTTGTGGTGTAACATTAAAGAACAAGGCTATTGATGTTAATGAATCTGCAGATGATTCATTTGAACTCAAATTATTTCCTTGGTGTCCTTTAGCTAAGAATGACGCTATCCCTATGAGTACTGAGTGGGTAGTTACTTTAGTAGAACCAGTTGACAAATTGAAGGAAATGTATGAGACTGAAATACTAAACAAATTTAAAGACGTATTAAAAACAAGACAAGAAGAGGAAAAAGCAAATGCAAGTCAAAGTTCTGGTACTGACGAGCAAACAGATACTAATAAGTCAGATTGATGAAGTTGCTCCTATGGATATAGGAGATCCAAATTGTAAATTAATTGAACCATTTATACTGGGAGAGAATGATACACTCTCTCCTTGGTTAATAGATGTTACTAATGATAATGAATTTATGATGTGTTCTGATAAGATACTTACATTAGTTGATCCTAAACCTACACTCTTAGAGAAATATCAAGACTTGATTAAATGAAGTTCTATACCAATGTGCAATTGATTGGGAACAAGTTCCTAGTTCGTGGTTATGATAATGGTGAGCATGTTCAATTTAGGGATGACTATAATCCCACTTTGTTTGTTCCTACTCAAAAGGAATCTAAGTATAGAACTTTAGAAGGTGAAAGGGTTGAGGCTATTCAACCTGGTTTTGTGCGTGATTGTAGAGAGTTTTATAAGAAGTATCAGGATGTAGAAGGATTTAAAATTTATGGAAATGATAGATATGTTTCTCAATACATATCTGACATGTATCCTGAGGAGGAGATTAAGTTTGATGCATCTAAGATTAGATTAGTCACTCTTGATATTGAGGTTAAGTCTGAGAATGGATTTCCTGATCCAGAAGCAGCAGCTGAGGAGATCCTTCTTATATCAATACAAGATTATAATACTAAACAGATTATAACTTGGGGTGTAAAACCCTTTATTAATAAGCAGGAGAATGTAACTTATATTGAATGTGGCACTGAACATAAACTCTTAAGTCTTTTCATTGAGCATTGGAATGCTAATATTCCAGATGTAGTTACTGGATGGAACATACAGTATTATGACATCCCTTATATTTCCAAGAGATTGAATAGGGTTCTAGGTGAGAAGCAGATGAAGATGCTATCTCCTTGGGGAATGAATACTGAGAATGAGATATTCATTATGGGTAGAAGGCATGTCTATTTTGATGTTGCTGGTCTTACTCAGTTAGATTATCTTGACCTGTATAAGAAATTTACTTATAAGGCACAAGAGTCTTATAGGTTGGATTATATTGCCAGTGTAGAACTTGGTCAGAAGAAGTTAGATCACTCTGAGTTTGATACCTTTAAGGACTTCTATACTAATGGGTGGCAGAAGTTTGTAGAGTATAATATAGTGGACGTTGAACTTGTTGACCGTCTGGAAGACAAGATGAAACTGATTGAACTTGCCATCACTATGGCATATGATGCTAAGGTTAACTATGCAGATGTGTTCTTTCAGGTTAGAATGTGGGATACTATCATCTATAACTATTTGAAGAGGAGAAACATTGTTATTCCTCCTAAGGATAGATCCCAAAAGAACGACAAATACGCAGGTGCTTATGTCAAGGAACCGATTCCAGGAAAGTATGATTGGGTGGTCAGTTTTGACCTTAATAGTCTTTACCCTCATCTTATTATGCAATACAACATTTCCCCAGAGACCCTCAGGGAAGCTAGGCATCCCACTGCCAGCGTTGAAGGGTTCTTAAAGAAGGAGATAACTATTGATGAAGATTTCACAGTTTGTGCGAATGGAGCGCAATATAGGAAGGATGTTCGTGGGTTCTTGCCTGAACTTATGGACAAGATGTATAAAGAAAGGGTCATCTTTAAGAAGAAGATGCTCAAGGCTAAACAGGCACTAGTGGATATAGAAGAAGAAATGAAACATAGGGGGATATTATAATGGGATATTTAATTGGAGGAGCAGGCCCTGATGCTGATGAAAAGAAGAAGATAGTTGCCTCTGGTAAGAGTAAAGTAAAAGAATTGTCAGACGCTCAACTTAAAAAGATGAGAGCACAAGCAGTCAAGGACATATCTAGGTTTGAGAATAACCAGATGGCAAGAAAGATTGCTCTTAACTCTGCCTATGGTGCTATTGGAAATCAATACTTTAGGTATTATAAACTTGCTAATGCAGAAGCTATTACCTTATCTGGTCAGGTATCTATCAGGTGGATAGAAAATAAAATGAACCAGAAGATTAATAAGATCTTAAAAACTGAGGATGTTGATTATGTTATTGCTTCAGATACTGATTCCATCTACCTTAATTTGGGGCCTTTGGTTGACCGTGTATACGAAGGACGAGAGAAAGTTAATGAGAATGTTGTTGGGTTCCTTAACAAGGTGTGTATGGATGAATTCGAGCCTTTTATTGAAAGTGCTTACGAAGAACTGGCCAGGTATGTAAATGCCTATGACCAAAAGATGTTCATGAAGAGGGAGAACATTGCTGATAGGGGCATATGGACTGCTAAGAAGAGATACATTCTTAATGTGTGGGATAGTGAGGGTGTCAGATATGAAGAACCCAAACTAAAGATGATGGGTATTGAAGCAGTGAAGTCATCTACTCCTGCACCATGTAGAAAGATGATTAAAGATGTTCTTAAACTAATGATGACAGGAACTGAAGAAGATGTGATTAAATTTATTGATGATGCTAGAAAGGAATTTAGGTCTCTCCCTCCTGAGGAAATTGCTTTCCCTAGAACTGTATCAGATGTTAAAAAGTATAAGGCATCTTCTACCATATATGGTAAAGGAACTCCTATTCATGCAAGGGGTGCTCTTCTTTTCAATCATTATATAAAGGAGAAGAAGTTGACTAATAAATATTCACTCATTCAGAATGGTGAGAAGATTAAGTTTTGCTATCTAAAGAAACCTAACATCATTCATGA